TCATCAGTGGATTTGGATCCACCATCACATTCTTCTCAGGGGAGCGCCCGGATAACATACGAGGGAATACATTTGACTATCTCATCATTGATGAATTTGCATTCACCAGGGCAGAGCTGTGGGATGAGGTGCTCAGTGCAACGGTCCTAGTGAAGGGCAAGAAAGTTCTATTCATCAGCACACCCAAAGGAAAGAATCATTTCCATAAGGTATGCATGCAGCCTAACTATGATGACCGCTACAAATACTTTCACTTCACCAGCTATGACAATCCCATGATTCATCCTGCTGATCTAGAGGAGCGCAAGAGATCCATGCCGGACCACATATTCAGACAGGAATACTTAGCTGAATTTATTGACAATGCATCTGGGCTGTTCAGAAACGTGCGTACATCTGTGGCCGCATCAGAGCCAAGTGGCAAAGCATATGCAGGGCTTGACATTGGTAGAGCTGATGACTACACGGTCCTGACTATTCTCAATGAGCATGGTCACATGATCTATGTGGAGAGATGGCGCCAAGATGAATGGAGCAAGATTATTGACAAGGTGGCGGATGTCATCAAGCGCTTCAATGCAGTGACTGTGGTAGAGGTTAACAATCAAGGGGATGTGTTCTTTGAGATGCTTCAGACAAAGTGCAGGAACAATGTGTATCCATTCACTACGACATCTAAGAGCAAGCCAATGTTGATTGAAGACTTGGCCCTGGCATTTGAGCAGAATGACATCCGCATCTTAGAGCATGCATGGCTGATTGATGAGCTTGAAAACTTTACCTATATTTACAATATCAACACACGGAAAGTGCAGTACAGTGCACCTTCAGGGATGCATGATGATGGAGTGATGAGCACAGCCCTAGCATGGCATTCACTTCGCCACTACAGGATGAAAGGAAAATATAAGATATTAAGAGCATGAAACAAATTGACATTAAACTACCAGCTACACTTCAAGACTGCACACCTGACATGATGTCAAAGTGGCTGATGGTGGCACCAGTGTATCAAGAAGCTGCAGAAGACATGATGACATCACTTGACTTTCAGTGTCAACTCATCAGCATCTTCAGTGGCCTATCAGTGAGTAAGGTTCGCAAGGCACACATTGATGATGTACTGAGCTGCAGTAAACACATACTGACTATACTCGGCACATACGTTCAGAAGGAGAAGCCTACAGGCAGAGTGGTGATTGATGATGTGGTGTATCTCTTTGAGCCTGATATCTCAGTGATGAGCACTGGACAGATCATTGACTTGAAACTGATTGAATCTGTGCAAGAGGATCCATGTGGAGCATTGGCCATCTGCTATATTGAAGAAGGCATGGAATATGCACAAGAAGATGACCGTGGCAAGGTGCTGAATCCATCAATCAAGCGCAAGGAGATATTCAAGAAGGCTTTCCCTGGTGATGAATTTATTGACTTCTTCGCTTTTTTTTTGCGGCAATCAGAGCAGCGGAAGCTCGCTATCTTGGAGATCCAGATAATCAGGATGAAGAATCAGACCAAGATCCTGAAGAAGACCACAGCAGCTCAGATGAAAGAAATGACTCAGAGTGGTTCATCTGGACAGGGCTTTTGGTCCACATGGCTGAGAAGCTTCAGAAGGATGTGGATGAGATTACTAGGCAGCCATACATAAAGACATTGTTCTGGCTGAACTACTTTAAGCTAAAATCAGAACAAGATTACATATTAAGTAAGCATGGCAGAACTTGACTTTCTTGACTCACTAGGTATATCTCAGCAGGAGCTATCTCAGCCTGAGACGGCCTATGAAAAGTTAATCTTAGACATAGCCAATAAAGTGACTGAAGACTTCAAGGAGTATATCAGTCAGAAGGTAAACAATACAGGAGCTTTGATGCAGTCAGTGGTATATATGCCAACTGGAGCATTCTCATTTGAGATACAAGCTGATGAATACTATGCCTATCAGGATCAGGGTGTCAATGCAGCGCCTGAGGTACCAGAGTATGACTACAAACGTGCAAGGGTGCAAGGCAGTATTTTTTCATTTAAGTACAGTTCACCTGGCAAGAACATGGTAAAGGCCATTAAAGAATGGAAAGGCATGGATTCTTCAAAGGCATTCTTCACAGCTCGCAGCATTAAGATTCATGGACTTGAGCCAAAACGAATCACCGAGAATGTCATGACAGATGATGTGCTCAATAAGATAGCATCAGACTTGGCTACAGTGACAGGTCTTATTTTTAACGTATCATTCACAAAAAATACAGAGAAATGGCAGTAACTATTCATCAAGAGCCACAGCTATTCACACCAGTCAGCAATGAAATGATTTGGACATTCTCATCTGATCAGACAGGGCAGCCGAACTTCAGCTACAAAGTACAGCTGTACATTGACACTGCTTTGTTTGGTACCTATGAGGTGTATCCAATGGCAGGCATTTATTCAAAGTTTGATGCATCAGAATATGTGCGCTCATTCTTGAAAACACATATGTCTACAGAGGTGGATTTAGTGTGTGAGACAGCGGACCAGTGGAACACTGTTGCTGTTAAAGTTTATGAAAGCTATGGCACACCGCCTGAACTTGAGGCCTTTGCTACTGCATCTAATATAGGATTCAATGGTGCGCTGAGATATGAGAAGTTTGCTGTGTGGGATCACACTACATATTATATTGATCCATTAAATCCCACTGATCCTGTATGGCTTACTTACTATCCTGCATCAGAGAAACAGTTTACAAATTTTCGTGATCCATTCCATGCTGGTATCCTGGCTAAAAAATCAGTGACTTCATATGAACTGCAGCTTGATATTTTTGATGTTACAGGAACATTGACATACACATACACTGATGGCATTGGTTTGTATGAAAGAGTGGTGATGCTAGATATATGTGGACAGGCATTAGTCAATAATGGATGGGCCACAGAGCCAGACTTTGATGACTGCTCCTATTATGAAGTGAGATTGATAGCAACAAGTGGTATTGATCCTATGGATGTATCTATATCATCTCCATACATTATATATCTTGACAGGAGCTGCAACAGGTTCCCAGAGCAACGCATCTACTGGATGAATAAGTTTGGAGTCATAGATCAGTATATTTTTGACAAGTTACGCATTGATGCTAGCACTGTTCAAAACTATGGCTATCAAGTGCAACGTGGTAGCTGGATAGGTGAGAATTATGTCCTGTCATTGACTGATGCTGAGAAGAAGTCAGCCATGAAGACTGCTTCAGATACTATTATTCTGAATTCAGATTGGATGAAGCCTGCTGTTCAGAATTGGCTAGTGAGAGAGCTGTATGAATCACCGCAAGTGTGGATGTACATTGAGGGCAATTATACTCCAGTGGTGGTAGAAAACAATGCCAACGTGCTCAAGTCAAGATTCAAGGATGGATTGATTCAGGAGACAGTCAACATCACAGTGACATACAGCTATAGATCTCAATTGAACTAAGATGGAGCTATACATTAACGGCATACAGGTAGACTTGAATGACAAGATACCATTCCCATTGACATATGCCATCAGTGACATCAAGGATATCAGTGCACGCAAGGGCAACAACTCAAAGACTATTGGGCTACCGGGCACAGCTACCAATGTTCAGCTGATGGCCAATGTGTTCAGCCTATCAGCTACACAAGGAGCGCCAATTGCATTCCTGAACTTTGATCCATCTGTCAAGGCAGAAGCACAATACTATCATGATGGTGTGATGGAATTCAATGGTGTTTGTCAGCTGCAGGATTGTATCCAGCAAGATGGCAACTGGACCTTCAACATTGTTCTGATCAGTGAAACTATTGACTACATCGGGAGGCTGAAGGATATCAAGATTAATGCAATGGATTGGTCAGACTACAATCATGCATTCACCTATGACAATCAACAGGATTCATGGCAGGGCACCATTGTGAAAAACGGTGCTCCCTTCACTAATGGAACAGGAGCCAACTGGGATGGCTTAGGATATTATTATGGACTTGTTGACTATGGATATGAGCGACCTGCTCCAGATACTTTTGCAGTAGAGCATATACCGCCACATGTATTCTGCTATGACATCCTGCTAAGAGCATTTAATCAGGCAGGCATCACATGGGATTCAGCTTTCTTTGAGAGCCAAAGATTCAAGCGCTTGTTGATGGCATATCAAGGTGGAGTGCTGCCACAGATCACACCAGAACAGGCAGCAATTGACAGCGCATTCACTACTGAGAATAATGATGCCAGTGGATTTGTGATGGAGGTCACATCAGCCACTGGTAACTTTTGGATAAATAACTTCACGTCATTTAACATTTATGACGGCACCATTGTTGCGGATCCATCATCGCAGATTCAGACGGCATCACCGCTGGTGTTTGTTCCATCATCAGAAGGAATTTTTGCAGTGAGATATCAAGGTGATCATGAGATAACTATCAGCACCAATGCAGGGCTTATTTTAGGTGGCAATTATACCGTGAGCTTGGTGGTGAGAAAGAATGGATTGAATGATACCACTACACAAATTGCTTCAGGTTCCATCACTACAGCTGTGGTAACTAGCATCACTATTCCATATTCATTTGATATAGCACCATTGGTCAACTTGACATTCAGTGACGTGCTTGATGCCAGGCTAAGACTTGACTTTACAGATGGACAAACTGCAGGCTTTGGCAACATAACTGTGCAGATTGAATCTATTGCTGCAGAATTGGATATTGAAAAGCAACCGCAGTCACTCACTCCAGGATCAACATTGAATCTGTCAACTGTGCTGCCATCTATGACTGCAGATGTATTCTTCAAGGGCATCAGGGATATGTTTAATTTGTATATCAAGCCGAACACATTAGATCCCACTATTCTGGAGATTGAGCCGCTTGTTGACTTTTATGATGGGACAGATACGGCACTTGACTGGACAAAGAAGATTGACAGATCACAGCCGGTGAAGATCACTCCAACTATCAACTTTGCATCAAAGGATTACAGATTCTCATTTGAGAAGGATGATGACTATTGGAGCAAGCGCTATGCAGAT